GTTGACAAGAACGTTGACACGCAGCCTATTCCTCATGGCGCGACGTCTCCGTCCCTCAGACCCGTTTACCCGGTACACCCAACGATCCAGGGCGCAACGGTAAACCGCTAAGTTAATGACACAAAGGAGAGGAAACGAGAGTGGGTGGCCCATAGGCTGCCCATCAATCGCTGGCACTTGTGAATTGTGCCCCTCCCCAAACAAGTCATCCTTGTAGTACGCACGACCGTGACCAAGCGACGCACGGGCAAGCTCATAGAATTGGTGGCCCTCAAGGCCTTCCAAAGCTACCTCAGTAGCAAACTTCTTGAGCAAATCCGTCGCCGCCTCGTAATCCACGGAGCACCACAACATCTCTGGAATGGCTTCATCCATTGCTCGGACATGACTTAAAAGATCGTCATGCAGCATAGTTGAAGCGGGATGCCTCTTCCACCTGCTAAGCATTTCACCCTGTATAGGTTGGAGCGCTGAGTAGAGATACCCATCGCCTTTAGTAATGATCCGGTATTTACCCGGCTCGGGAATCGCGATAACCCGGAGCTCCAAAGCTCTGGGCACCATGTAGGTGTAGGAACAACCCTGCACCGACGATGGAATTTCAAACGTTTCCGTACCGGCGTAATCTTCGAGACGCTCATAGGCCCTGAAAAGAGCTTTATGATGCATATCAGACCGCCATTGATCAATACTATTGGCAATCGCGCGCAGCTTCCCCAGCTGACGCGCCGTCTCTCCACGAACGGAGCCCCACAGGTCATAGTCTGCAAACAAACTTAGCGCACCGCCTTTTTTGACGGATGCTTGTAAGCATGCAGAACTACTCGGGAGGAATTTGCTTTGTTGCCCAGCTTCAGCGAACACGGATCTGCTCGTCTGAAGTACTTCCCAGTGTAAATCCACTGGAAGTGAACCATGGATAGTGGAAAAACGTTCAGCATGCTTTTTTAAGGCTGCCAAACGCTTGACCTCTCCCAGTTCGGGCCACATCTGCTTGCTGCCTTTCAGCAGCGAGTAGATGAAACAAACATCGCGGCGCGCGCAAGCGCGCTCCACGAAATTCCTACACCAACCTGTAAACAGTGGTAAAACCCGACCCTCCTTCATAAACCAAGACTCCGCAGTTTTCACGCG